ACAAGCGCGCAAGCAATTGGGTCTCAAGCGAGCTAAAGGGCACAGGCGCAAGCGTGCAAGCGCTCAAGCCAGAGTCCGCAAGCTCACGGACCATGGTCCCTGGAACAAGTATCACGGATCGTTGACCGTGGGGCTGGACTAAGATAAATGTCTTCGTGGGATGCGTTACATGGAACGCTATTTGGTGTGGTGACATGGCAACTCTATTACTTTTCGTTACTTTTAGCTCAACTGTAAAAAAGCCATGCTTTACAGTATATCCAACTAGATCAGGAAAGCCAAAAGATGCCCAAGATTCAACACGTGTCCATGTAATTCCTGGTGTATTCTTCTTAACTTTTTGCCAGAGTTTTGATTCTTCTTTCAAAGTAATTTATTGTACGAGAATAGCGCAACGATACTTCTCTCTTGACCCTATAATTTTGTTTTCTACGAGTGTAATTTCTTTGATATTAAATTCTTTTTGCATAGGATTCCGGCCTTCTGGTAGCACCAATATGACCTTTGCATTTGCTCCAACTTCTGATGTAGCAAACTTAGTAAGCACAGTTAGTAAATTCTTAACATCATAATAATTGTGTGCTGTCTTTAGTTTCTTCTCTATTGATGTTGCTTCTGTGTTCAACAGTTCATTAGTTTGTAACTCTGTAATAGTCATATTGTCTTTAGTTTTAATAGTCATGTTATCTCCTTTTTCCTTGACCTCTATATTTTTTATGCCCCCTACGCTTATGTTTATTCTTGGGACGTGAGCGTATGCTATTCCCTATTGATGTCCGCTTCTTTGGACCAGGAGTGTGCTCTTGATATGATTTAGCTTTTCTCATCGACGAGTGTGTAGTCTCCTTTTATCAATACTTCATTCTCTTGATATATCTTTTTCATCTTGGCTTCCAAGTCTTCGATAGACATGTCCTCTAGCTTACCTGTTCTGATTATCTTCTGCTCGATGTATAGTCCTGCTGCTTTGCCTCGCGCAACCTCCGCATTTGTAGCTGCCGAGAAAGCTCCCTTTGCAAGAGCTTCTTGGCGTATACGACCGAGTTCTGTGATGTGCCGTTCAAAGCTAACCTCATACTTCTTCTGTACTTCTGTTCTGAGTTCGCCAATGTATTTGACGACGAGTGGAAACTTGTTTGGATTGCGCAGCTCAGACGCGCGCACATGGCACGAACCTTCGGCATAGCCTGCTTCTTTAGCACATTCAGTAGGTGTCTTACGTCCCTCATTGTATACCAATAGCTCCGCAAATTTCTTTTGCTGTTCAGTTAATAGTTTGGGTAATCCCATGGATGTAAATATAAGTAAGTTTACTTGTGATTACAAGTATTATTCGACGATCTTTTTAATCTTTAGTCTGCCCATGTCTTCGTACACAACAGCCTCTACTTCTTTGCAGCTCATGTATATACCTTCTTGTTCTTCTCCAATATTACGAGAGATAATACGCTTCTGCTTAAGGCAATCACTGAGGCCATCCGTAGGCACCATCTCTACAGTAGAACCGTTTTGTATCATGAGTATTGCAAATACAACTTTAATGGTTTCCATTTTGTTTAGCCTCTAAATCTATAATACGATCTTCATGAAATTGTATGACCATGTCATTTTTTAATATCATTGGAATCTCTGACTCCATTTGTTCTTTTAGTTTGTCAACATTCTCACCTAGGTACTCAACCAACATGTAAAGCTCCTGCACCTGTGGACTGACCATGCCTCCTTTGGGGACAGAATCTATAAAAGCATTTGCAGCTTCCAAATCTTTGTGCATTAGTCTTATGTCTGACTCTATAGTATTAAGCCGCTCAATGACTCCAAACCCGAACCAAGCACCCACAAGAAGACTGCCAATAATAGTAAGAAGATTACGCGCCGGCATGCTGATGGAGGTGTTTTCATCGACTTCTAATTTTTTCATTACAACAACGGATTATCTAGTGACGCTTTTAGTTCGTCTATCTTTGCATCTAAGAAATCTATTGCTGCTTGATTAACTGACGTGTCTGATTTTAATGACTCAACAACTTGTGACAATGCTCTTAACTCTTGCATAACTTCTTTGTCACCTTCTGTAATACGATCATGTGTATCTGTAAGATCAACTTGTTGATTGATTACAAAATCTTGTTCTTCTATTGCTGATAGTCTTGTATTAAATTCACCCCATGCATAAAAACCACCACCGATTGCGCCAACGACGCCAACGAGTGCTGCATAGCTAGATAGTTTATTGATTAGATCTGGCATTTATTTTCTCCATTAGTTTCCTGTATGCATCTGACGTCTTTTTCTTTGCTTCTATCATTTTGATTTGATGCTGTACTAAAGGATCAGTGCCTACAATATTTGCCTGTGTAGCATATATTGTTTTGTTATAACTGGCAAGACTGGCCTGCATGAAGAACATAGGGTCGCCACCTGGTAATTGACGTGTGTCAAACAACGCAGCATTTGTATCAAAATAACTAGAAATATCAGCTTGTTTTGCTGTCATCTCACGAGACACAACTTCATTAATTACATCGAGTGTTAAACTAACTCGTTGCATTTCGTTTGATACTTTGCTTTGTATTGCCTTTTCTATGGCGGCAACTTTAATATCTAAATCAACTTCCACATCTGCGTCAGGTTCTTGAGCTGGCTCCTTGACAACTTCTTCTTGTTCGGCAATCTCTGTTGTCGGTACTGGTTCGTCTGCAATAACTTCTTCGCTGTTGGGTTGCTCTGCAACTTCTTCATTTACAATATCCTCTTCGATTGGTTCTTCTTCTATAATTTCTTCCTCTACCATGACTACCTCTTCTACTGGCTCCGGCTCTGGTTCAGGCATTGGTTCAGGTTCTGTTTCTATTACGAACTCTTCATACACTTCTTCTATAAACTCGTCTTGCATTTCTTCTGTAAATTCTTCTACAAACATTTCCTCTTCCATAACTATATCTTCCATAAACACCTCCTCTACCGGAGGCAGTTCTTCGTACATTTCTAGTTCTGGTAATGCATCAAAAACTTCTATGTCCATGTCCATGTCAATATCTGTTTCAGGAACGTATGCCAATTCAATGTCTTCGTAAAAGTCATCTTGATAGTAATCGTCTTCAAAAAAAAATTCGTCAGCTATCATATAGTCATCTTGTATATCAAACTCTTCTTCTTCAAACAGATCAGGATTGAATGAGTATTCAATATCTATTGGAATAGGTTCTGGCTCAAAGAAATCGTCAGGTATTTCATAAATAATAGTATCGATGTCGTCTATTATGTCTTCAACAATATCTATCTCGTCTTGTCCCGGACATGTAGGTGGGTTCTTTTGCCAACAATATTCTACTGTTGTTACAGTTGTTGCTGACAATGCCGTGTAGTCTACAGTTAGTGTTGGGTCCTTTACATCTACGCCCGCATGCCCGCCGTTGTATTTTTTATCACCTTGTATATCAAAACTAAAACCTGCTGTAAGTGTGCCGTGCGTCATGTTTGGATCGGCATTCATAATCAAAGTGTTGCCGTAATTATTAAACTCGTAGTTATGATTTGTTGTATCTTCAAATGTTGTACTTTGTGTTGTGGTGTCAATACCATTAGATGCTGTTTGATACATTGTGACTGTTGATTCAGTTGGATTCCACCATCTTATGTCAGCGTTAAAATCAGAACTAAAACCTAATCTCATTTCTTCTATTGATACATAGTCTTCTGAATTAATTGTGGTCTCTGCATACGCGCCGTCTTTGCCTGTAAGATAAATATTTTCATTAATATCAGATGAGTCAGGAAACATAGAACCATTCCATGTACCATCGATAAAATCTTGTGATATCAAATTATCTGTAGTGATAGGGTTGCCTGTTGTTACAGTGGTAATTGTAGTCGTGTCACCTGCATTTGGTGTGTCGGGTATAATTACAACGTCAGTCTTGGCTACCGAGGATAATAGCGTTGCCATTACCGTCAACAATACTAGGTTCTTCATTTAGTTCCTCCAGGATTTTGTTATCTACTTTTTCCATATACCTTAATGACGCTACATATTCTTCGTAGTCTGGTCTTTCTTTGTCATATTTATTCCACTCTTCTAATGCGTCATCACCAATCTTACCGTTAAACGGACAAGGTGTACCAGCATGTGCCATGCTTTGAAACACTCTGCTGTCTTGACATAGTATGGATACAGCAGCAACCTTCATGTTAAAATCAAATAATAATTTAGATAATTTCATACGTTCACAATTCATATCACGTTTTGTAATACCAATGCTCGCACCTATTAATGGTTTCTGCATACCTGCGGATACACCTACAGTACAAAGATCTTGAGACATTGCAGAAATACCTGGCGCAGATGCAGAGGGTACAGTACGTTGATCACCTGTATAAGAGTTGTTATTGTTTGTTGTGCTGTTGTTTGTAGTTGTGT